TCACTCTCGCCGTCGGTGTCGTCGCCCTCGGCGTCCTTGGGCTTAATGAGCCCCGCCGCCTCCAGGCCCTCGAAAATCTTGTCGATGTAGTAGTCGACCTTGGCGACCTCGAGCTGCTGGATCGCCTTTGTCGCCGCACCGCGACCGTTGGCCGGGTTGGACAAGCCCGCGACCAGGGCCTCCCGGATGACGTGGAAGCCGATGTTGCCCTCGCTCAATACCTTGAAGAAGCTCTGACCGAGCCGCTGGTCCAGTTGCGCCAGCGCATTAAAATCGTATCGCAACTGGTACGTCTCGCCGCCAATTTCGATAGGCACGTAGCCCCGATGCTTGTTCGCCATGATATCCCTCCGTCAGAAATGTGTTGGGGCGGCACAATGGCCGCCCCGTGTCGCCTCCGTTACGGCGTCGCCGGCGTCTGCTCGCCCGTAGGCTTGAGCGTCACCGACAGAACCAAGCCGCCCTCAAGCTCCGCCGTAACCCGCGCGTTCATGACCACGGCGTCAAACCGCTCGGGTTGGGCGAATGCCGGATGGTCGACCTCAAAGGTGAGCGTTTGCCGCACCGATTGTCGAAGCGTCTGGTGNGTNGTCTCCTCCGGGTCGTAGTAAAACTCCAGCGTACGCTCCNCCGTATCGATGAGCCCGCCCAGATACTCCCGNCGCCCNCCGGGCGAATCGTGAGCGGTCACCTCAATCTGCTCGGCCTGCTCCTCAGCCAGAACGGGGTCTCCCCGAAGGCCGGGAATGAGCGTCCTCGTACTGCCGTCCACCAAATAGATTTGCGCACCAAAACCCGCATGCTTAGGCATTTATTCTCTCGACCTCCTGATTTCGATTTCCTCACCGCCGTACTCCTCGGCGATGGCCTCCATAATGCGAGTCGAGAGCCGATGTGTCAGCTCTGCCCGCTCCGGACCTGTAAGCTGCTCAGACCAAATCTCCAAGGCGACGAAAAAGGTGGCCACTTGGCCGCCCGTACCTGGGATAACCCTACCTCTCGCTGTCTCAAACTCAATCCTCACGGCATCACTCCCCAGCACGTACCCGCACACTCAGCGGCACGTGGTAGACCTTGGCGTCCGCGTCGTACTCATCCAGATCGCCCTCGATGGTCACGCCATGAATCGGCGGATCGCTGGAGTAATCGATCCAGCCATCCAATGCCCGCCGCACAGCCGCGGCCACCGCCCGCGCCTCTGACCATGTCTTGGCCCAGCACGAGAGCTGCACCAGCGGCATCAACGCCCCAAGACTTCCCTCATGCGATGTCAGGCGCCGGTTGGACACCCGCTGGTACGTGATAGCGGGCAGCGCCGCTTCCGGGCCTTTGTCTGGCCGGCCGCCTACGGGGAAAATCCTGGTGCCGACCAGGGCGGACACCTCCGGCGAGGCCAGCAGGCGCTGGCGAACCAAGACTTCTAATTCTAGCGCCATGGCATCACCGCTTTCCTCGCGCTTTCATCGCCGCCTGAAGCACGGATTCCCGGAACACGTCGCCAGCCTCTTGCACCGCTCTCTGACCCACAGCGTCCAGCGCCGGACGAAGCCAAGGGCGGGCCGGCATTTTCGACGTGCCCGTCTCGTGAAAAGCGAGGTAGAAGCCCCAGTCAGTAGGACCAATGGCAAACGTCGCCCGGTCGGGCCANTTGTCNACCAGCACCCATTTGATNGTCNTGTAAGCGTGGCCTTTNTCNGGATGGCTCGGACCAGGTTTGTGTCTAGGCGCCCTCTTTCGGGCCTCTTCGCCGATCCGCTTCGCAGCGACACGTGCCGCTTTGGTGACGGTCGCCCGCTGGCTGGCTCGTCGCATCTCGCCGAACTGGCGGATGATGGCTTTATGGCCCTGCATGTCAAACTTAAATTCCACCGCCATCACCCCTGTTCGCCGGTACAGACCAGCTCCGTAATCTCGCCCCGGTCGTAGGTGCGGATGATCTCGTACCGACGCCCGTTGTATCGTAGCGCCCGCTCGTCCTGATACTCGATGGAGCGCACCTCAAACATGACCTCAGGCATCAACCCAGCCATATGCGCCGCGTAGAATTCCGACTGACGCACTGACTTGCGGTTGGCGAACACCTGCCGGGCCGTCTCGACCTCTCGCATCTCACCCGTGAGCGGGTCCTGCTCCAGCGTCCTTGACAGAAGCTCAATCACATCCCTAAATAGCACCGCTCACGCCTCCCGATACTCTTGCGACAGCGTCAGGTGNGCCTTGAGCATGTCATAGGCCCGCTCCAGNCGNTCGGCGTCCGGGTTGTCAAACCCGAAGTGGGCCTTGCAGTACGTGACGATGGCCCTCTTGATGAGGGGGTCNGACTCGTCCAGCTTANCCGGGTCCACGCCAGACAGCTTGAGATCCGCTTTGGCGGCCTCGATCAGGTCCTGCACCTCGTCGTCGTAGGCAATAGTGGTAGGACTAATACGCAAGGCCAACTTTACATCATCGAGCAAGGCCATCGCCATCACCCCATTAAAGTAAGGCGCCGGAGCATCAGCCCCGGCGCCACGTTGCTTACTCTTCAGCCTTCTTGATCAGAACCACGCCGTAGGGATCGGCGAGCTTACCGTCGGCGATCATCGTCGCCTTGTGGACCCACTCATCCGTCTCCTCGTTAAAGTAGCGGCGATAGGTCACCTGCAGGTTGCTGTTGACCATGTAGTCCGAGGGACGGAAGAGAATCGCCACGACATCACCCTCAGCAGCATCATCGATGGAAGGCAGCAGGTCTTCGACCGCGATGACCTCCCGGCCCAAGAACCGCTCCTCGATGGTGCCGTTCAATCCGTAGTTCACACGGGCGACAGGCTGGCCATTCGCGTCGGTCATGCCCTCGATGTATTTGCCGAAATCGGCATCGTTCATCACCAGGACCATCCCATTACGGTAGCTGCGAGGCATCTTGCGGAACAGCTCGGGCCAGGTCTGGTATTGACCGAACTCTTCGGCCGTAACCTCGACAACCTGCTCCGTCGGGATGTTCGTGTGATTCACGATACCGAGCGGCTGTCCGGTGCCAGAGCCAGAAATGATGGCCTGCTCGATGGCCTTGACCATCGCTTCGGCTACATTGTCAGCCACGTTCTGCTCAAAGATCGGCAGCGCCACCACCGAGGCGACAAGCTCAACAGACACACGGACCTGCAGCTTGTGATAGCTGAAGGTGATCTTGCCCGTAACCTGCTTTTTCTGCTTATCCGCCATCTGCCCGGCGGCGACCCACGTGGCGACAGGCTTCGCGTCGGCGACCGGGATCTCCACGCCGCCGCGGAAATTGGTCTTGGTAACCCTCGACCAAATACGGCCCGTCTCCTCCATCCGCTCGACGATTCGATTGATAATCGTCGTCGGGATGACCGCGCCGATGTCGCTGGGCAGCGTCATCTCGTCCTGACGAAATTCCAAAATGTCGGAGCGCTCGCCGCGGGTCACGTAGCGCATGAACGCCTGCCGATACTCAAGAGTATCGTGAGGGTCTAGCACACGCTGCTCAACCGCCGTCTCACGACGCGTCGAATCCACCGTACGCGCCTGGTACGCCCCAGTCTGGATCGCCGCCGCGACATTCAGTCGCTTCGCGATCTTCTCCCTCTCACTCACCAGCTCGTCGATCTCCTTCTCCACCGCTTCCAAATCCAGCTCCTCATCCGACTCCAACTTCGCCCGAAGCTCAATAAGCCGGGCGTCGATCTCCTGCATCCTCTTTTCAAACACTTCTTTCAGTCTCCTTTCAAGATCGTTTTTAACCACAGTGCTCGTCGCTGACGTCTAGCCGCCTCCGCGGCCCGGCGCTCGGTCTCCACCTGCGCCAAGACCCAGCTCCGCGCACTGATGTAGGTATCATCGTAGGCCGGNATATCGACTGCCGACACATCCCAAATCCGCTTAAACCGCAGAATGCGGCGAGTGCGAGTCTCTCGGTCATACTCATCTTTATCCACGGTGAAGGCAAAGCTCATCTTGTCCACGTCACCGCGACGGATCAGCTCATACAAGTCCCGGCCCGCCGTCGTATTGGCCAGCTTCGCCCGCACCAACAGCCCCTGCTCGTCGGGAATCAACTCCAACGTCTTGTTTCTAGTGCGGGCCATGACCATGACGTTGTCGCTGTGGTTGTACTTGAACGGCACGTCCCGCAGGTCCGCGCCCTCCAAGGCACCACGGGCGATGACCTCAAAGTATTTGATCCCGTTGATCTCATAGAGCTCCGTCGGGCTTTCGTACACAATCGCCCGACCCTCGACGATCATCTCCTGCTCATCGCCCACCAGCTCGACGGCTCGAATCTCCGCCATCCGGATTTCTCGCTGGGGCCGCTGGACTTTCTCACCCCGCTCCTGGCGCTCATCCCACTGCGTCATACAGACCGCCAAGCGCTGGTCGCCGTCAGGATACTCCTCTTTCATCGTCTCGTCGCCCATGCAACGCTCGATGAACTCATCCTTGGTCTCGTTCTGCTCCGGCGTCGGAATCGGCATCGTCCTCACCTCCCGGCTCATCCGTCGTGGGTTGAGTGTCTAGGCGGCGGATCGGCACGTCGCCGCCCTCAATGGGCGCCAGGTTAAACACCTCGCGCCATTCATTCGGAGTCATCGCTCCGCGATCCACCATCGAGACCAGCGCCAGCTTGGTGCTCACGCTGGCGTACTGAAGCCGGTTCGCTTCGAACACGATCTCATTCCCGTGACCGAGCTCGCGATCCGAAAAAAGTTTGGTCGTGAATTCCAAGCTTAATTGGACCGCCAGAGGCTCGATGGTAGACTCATAGAAAGCATTCCACTCGTCCTCCGTATAGCGCCCCATGACGATGCTCTCGTTAACGCCGAAGTAGCGGAACACCATGTCGCGGAGCTCTTTCATCTGGTCGGCGTCAACCATTTTGGGGTCGCTATTGAGCTCAACATAATCAGCCTTAGCGTCAAGCGCCGCAATACCGCCCGTGTTTTGTACCGAGAGATACTCNTGGACAAACCGCTCACGGGCTTTAGAGATGTCACTTTCTTTGAGCTGCCCAGAAAACTTCAGCAGCCCCCGTAGATGGGCGCTCGTCTTGACCGCCTGGGCCAGTCCCTCCCGCGTCGTATGGAGCACCGAGAGCGTCGCGTTGATCGGATCGTTAGGGCTGCCTAACAGGTCATTGTCGTAAAAGTGCCGGCGGATATGGATCACATCCGCATACGGCATCACGACCGCGGGTTGCTGGGCAAAGTAAAACTTAACGTAGAGCTCGCCATCCTCATCCTCCAACAGCTCTGCTCCGGTGCAGTTAATAGGCCAAATGCTATGAAGGCGCCCCTCCCTCCAATAGGGATACGCCCACGCGTTGTTATCAAGGAGCGCCGTCGATACGAGCTTATACAAAAAGTCATAAGCCGACATGCGCGGATTCGGCCGGAACTGCAAAAGCCTTTGTATGTGGCTATCTGGCTGCGGGATCACATCGCCGCCCACTCGGCGAATATGACGAGCCTTCAGCTTCGCCGCATTCCGAGCGATGGCGTCCACGGCGGCCCGCACGACGTCAGCCTCATACGGCCTAGCGCCCCACGGCGTAAAGACCGGCGTGTAACCCGCCATGATCTTCACTTGGGAGAGGCCCGTTTTCCGCGCCAGGAGATTCCCAAACAGCCGTTGGAGCCAATTACGATTCTCAGACACCGGACCACCTCCCTCATACCAAGGCTTTATAATCCTCAAACTTGTTTTGGAACACCGTGTAGGCAATAATGAGCGCCACCGCAGGGTCAATGCGCTGGCGCTTGTTCGTGCCCTTCACGGGACGTATGTTCTCGTTCTTGTCCACCTCGACGGCCAGGTTCGTGAGCGCCCACTTGAGTAGCGGGTTGTTGTTGTAGTTGATCCGTTTCGCCCCGAGGTCCGCCCGGAGCTCTTTCATCGGCGCCGAGAGCGTCTTAGCGCCCATGATCACCGGGATCAAGTCCCGCTTCCGCTCGTAGCCGAGCCGGCTTTCCATGTCCTCAACCCAGGCTGGGCTGTTCCATGAATCGTAGCCGACCCAATAGGCCGATATGTCATACTCCTCCCGGAGCTTAATAAACCAGTCTGTCACGTAGCGGTAATCCACCCTATTTCCCGGACACGGCGTGATCAAACCGCGCTCGACCCACCGGTCGTATGGGACCTTATCCTCTTTGGCCCGCTGCTCGATGGTGTCACCGGGCATAAATCCCTGAACGAGCGCGTAGAGCTGACCGTCAGGACGCATGACCAAGATGGCCGCCGCCGTCAGGTCCGTAGTGGCCGAAAGGTCCACGCCGCCGATGGCGTACGTGTCCCGAATCTCATCCATCGAAAACGTGGCCTCGTTATTGGCCTCCTCGAAAGTCAGCCACGTCCCGGTGCTCGTCTCCCTGACGTTGAAGTCTTTCGTGAGCACGGTCGGCAAGAAATTGGTGTCATTCTTGGCCCTCTCAACGTTAGCCGCCAGCTCCTCGTAACTCTTAATGGTGCCAAGCCCCGGATTCGCCTTTTCCCACGCTCGAAAGTCGACCCACTCCGAGCGGTCGTCCAACTCGTAAAGGAACGAGAGAAACCGCTCATCCTCGACCACGCCGTCCAGCACCCGGCAGGCGTAGTCGTAAATGTCGTCGTAAATGCACTCCCGCACGAAGCCAGCGGTCGTGATCATCGCCAGCAGCGGCTGCGTCCTGGCCGTCATCGACTGCCGCATGACGTCATACAGGTTGCGATCCTTGATGGCGTGCAGTTCGTCAATGATGACACAATGGCTATTGAGGCCGTCCAGGCTGTTGGACTCGCTGGCCAGCGGCTCGAACTTCCCGAAGGCAACCGGGAAGTACAGGTCTGTCTTGCGCTTCTTCAGGTGCTTCCGCAGGGCCGGCGACTGGCTGACCGTGTTGACTGCTTCGGTGAACACGATCCGGGCCTGGTCCCGCTTCGTGGCGACGCAGTAAACCTCAGCGCCGCCCTCGCCATCGCCGACCAGCATGTACAACCCGATGCCGGCCAGGAGCGTCGACTTGCCGTTCTTCCGGCCGACCAACAGAACGAATTCTCGGCACCGCCGGTAGCCAGTCTCCTTGTGGACGAACCCGAACACGGCCTGGAGCAACGCCTTCTGCCACAGCTCCAGCCGCACCGGCTGCCCGATCCACTTGCCCTTGCTGTGGCGGCAGAACCGCTCGATGAACTCAATCGGTGCGTTGGCCGCCTCTAAATCAAAAACCCACGGATCCCGTGGGTTTTCCAACTCGACGACGAGCTTCTGGTATTGCTGCCTTACCCGCTTCGAGACAACGACCTCGCCGGACTGGATCTTCTCCCAGTACGCGAGGATGTAGTTCTCGGCCACTATTTGCTCCGGCGCTTCACGAACGCCATCAGCTCGTCGGCTTCGGTCTTCTGCTTGTCGCCGTCGGGCAGCAGATCGATGAGTTGCTTTACCACCGCCGAGTAGCGGTTGATCATCGCCGCATACACCTTCGTGGCCGGATGTTCGCGCAGAAACCGCTGGGCTCCCTGCTCAAACAGCTCGATGACCCCCTCGCGGTCAATGATCTCCCGCGTCTCTTCGAGCGTGGCCCGCATAAACGCGGCCTCTTGAATCAACCCGTCGACGATCCTCCTCTTATCTTCCGGCAAATCCTTGAAAACTTTNTTAAGTCTCGTCANCTCNGTCTTNATTTTCTTAGCTTTCTCTTCCGTCGCCGAAGTCCGGCTATCTTCGACCGGAAAATCGATCACTTCTGCACCGTTTTTCCTAGCCACATTTTCACCCCCTCGTG